AGACCGTCGACCGTGAGGTTGAGCGTGCCGCCCGTGAAGGAGCCGGCATCCGTCTCAGCCGCTACATTATCAGCATAAAATTTATTATCGTCAGACGTATCCGGTTCGATTGATACATCGACACCACGGGCAAGCTGTTTACCCCCTGTATATGCAATTGTGCCTCCCGTGCAGCTGTAAAGGGCTACATACGGAAGAGAAAAACCTGTACAGACTTTTCCTGCTGCTGCCATGGATTAACCTCCTTAGTGTATTCGTTTTTTTATTTCTTCGTCCATCTGTTTCTTTATCGCCTGCTCTGCGGCTCCACGTGCGGCACTGGTCGCCCGGGTGATGACCGGGTTGCGTGTTCGGAAAGATGTGCCCGATTCAAGGGAGCGAATGATTGCAATGTTTGGCTGATTCTTTGCATTGCGACCGCTTATGCCGATTTTGACGTTAATAAAAGACCCATCTTTTCGGAAATGGGAAATACCAAGTCCGGAAAGTAGGCCTCTTCTCTGCTCGCCCGTTAATCCGCTTGAGGGTTCGCTGTTTTCGCGTTTTTGTTTTTCCGTCTCAACCGGAAGACTGCCGATTTCCGCTCGGCATCTGTCCGCCACAATCTTTGCCCCCATGTACGCCGACCGTTTGCAAATTTCCTCGCTTTCGTCGTAGAGCTTTGTCAGGTCGGATATGTAGGTATCTATGCCCGGGTTGATTGTCAGCTTTGCCATGTTAAATCACAAACTCCCATGAATAATGAATGAGGTTCGTCTCCTCTTCCTTCTGGACATCGTTCAGCCGCCATTCCGAGCCGTGTGCGTCAAGCACGTCCTGCACGCTATCAACCGCTGAGTCGAACTCCGTAAGGGTAAAATAATCAATATACCCGTGGATGCTCTGCTCCGCCTTGTGGTTATCTGCGTTCAGGTCGGTATCTGCTTCGCCGTCTTCCGCCCAGATAAGGAACGGTGGCTTCGTCCGCGTCGGTCTGTTATAGTGCCAGACCTCCGAACAAACACCCTTTAAGGAATCACCGAAAGACCGGAGTTTATTCTGCATTGACGTCATAATTTTCCTCCAGTCTCGAAAGTGTGAGGTCAACGACCTTTAGCCCTTCGTCATCCCGTAGTCTCTGAACATTATCAATCCGATACTGCTCCGCATCATCCAGAATGGCATACATCCCGATTTCGACCGGTGTATCCCAAATCCTGACGAGCCTGTCTACCCGCTGGTCAACGCCCTTCGCCGCATACTGTCGACCGTATCCAATAACTCTATCGGCGTAAAAGTGGTCACTGCCATAAAGGGCAAGCTGTTCGACAGGCATCAGACCAGCGGGAGCAGTATTTTCAAGCTGATAAAGCCTTAAAACGCCGTCTGCAAGCATCATGATCCATCACCGCCTTTTGTTTTCTGCGAAAAAAGCCTGTTGTTGAGCGCATACCGCAAATGCCGCGGCATTACAGGGTCACTGCTTGCTCTTTTGCGATAAAGATACGAGGCGTACATGACGACAAGACCGCAATCCTCCATCGAATCAAGTTCAATTACAACGCCCTCGCGCTCGATTGCGGACTGCGCGACCGCTATCAGGTTCAGGAGGTATTCATCGAACGTGTCGCCTGCGATTTGCAGGTCGTTTTTTGTCATCGTCAGAATCTCCGATATTGTCATTTTGTTGTACCTCGTTTTCTCCTGCGAGAAGCTGATTTCTGCGGCGTAGGCTCTTCGACCACTTCCGCAAGATTCAGCGGATTTGCAAGAATCTCAGTCCCTCGCTCTTCGGTCACCTCGATAACATCCCCGATGCGGCGTGTCTCGTCCGTGACCTTATCAACAAATTCAACGCATACTCTCAGCTTCATAACCTACCTCCCTATCAGCCTGTGACCTTCTTCTTCAGCAGATAGATGTATTCGCCGTCAAGAACCTTGCCGTCATTGATGACCAGTGCTTTCTTAATCCACTGATTCGTCTCATGATCGAAGTAGTCAACGACTGTAAATTCCATATTGGAGTTGATCGCATATGCCTTCTGCGGCACCCAGTACATGGCAAAGAACTGGCCGTTTGTTGCGCTGTCGAAATCCTTGAGGGAATCGTTCTCAACAAAGACAACCTCCTTGCCCTTGAAAGTAGCGCGCTCCGTACCATCGACCGGGTTAAAGGTCTCAGCGTATACCGGATGTTTCTGGCTGTCTGCGAGTGTCTTAATGACAGATTCATATGTTGCCGCTGTCATAGCAAATTCCGGCTTTTCTGCTCTCATGCCGAGCGGGATCTTTGCAAAGAGCTTCTTCTGCCACTCTGTCCAGTCGGCGGCCTCTGCTGCTGTGAACTCGATGATATTTCCTGCCGGGATTCTGGAGCTCTGCGCCGCGGCCTCTGTCAGGATACCAACACACTGATTGTTTCCTTCCGTACCTGTCATGATCTCGATATCCATGGCTTTGACATATGCCTTAACCACGGTCTGAGCAAACTCCTGCTCGAATACCGGCACGGAAAGAACTGCCTGGAGCAGTGTGCGGGCAAGTCTGATTTCACCGATCTTGTAGCCGAAAGATACATACCCGGTAATTCCGCCCGGATCCTGTCTGTCGGACTTTGTGGATTCTGTAATTCTATTGAAAGTTGCGGCAAAAGAGCCGATCGGATACTTTACGCCGCCCTTCAGATTTGTTTTGCGGACGCGGTCATAAAGCTGACCATGAACTTTGTCAACGCCCTTGATGATTTCCTGCACGACCGTTTCCGGGATAAGCACGCCGAGATCGCTCGAACCGCTGACCGCATCACCCCTCTTGTCAAATTCCAGAATGTCTTTATCGATCTTTCCGGTCTGGATGTAGTCACGGAAAGCTGTTCTGTATTCCATTGAGCCTCTTCCGAATTTTTCGCTCATTTCAATTTTACCGTCCTTTCTTGTATCTTCCTGAGCCGCTTCAAGTTCCGCGAGCTCCTTTTCAAGTTCCTCAAGTTCCTTCTCAAGTCCATCGATCTTTTCCTCGATTTCCTTCTTTTCCGCTTCGAGCTTATCGATCTCTTCGTCCACCGCGTCCTTTTCTTCATCGGTTTCAGCTTCTTCGATGGACTTTTCGATTTCCGCCTCGCGGGTTTCGAAGTCGCTTGATTCTCTCAGAACGTCAAGCTCTTTCTTTTTGTCTTCGATTCTTTTTCGAAGCATAAGGCTTTTAAGTGCCATACTCTTTTACCTCCTTCAGCCGCTTAAGCCTTTTGGCTCGCCATGCCTCCGTGCGCTTCTGCTTGATTTCGTCAAGCTCTTTCTTACGCGCTTCGACATATGTTGCTTCGTATGCAGGAAAAACCACGGGAGATACTTCATACAGTGGGTCAATCTTTTTAATCGTCCAATGTACGGAGCCATCTTCTCTTACGTCAACGTCCTGCCCGTCTTTCGGGATCGTGAACCCGAAACTACAGCCCGTTACGTCCCCCCTGGCTATCCGCGCATAAGCGTCCATAGCCTGCGAGTCATTAGAATTAATTTTGATGCTGCCCCACAAGCCGACATCGTCATCTTTGAGCGTCAGAGTTCCGGCACTCGTTCGCCCTAATACAATATCCGTATTGTGATTATATAAAGCCCTTACGTCCCCTTTGATAGCTTCCGTCAACGCGCCGCGTGCGATGCTTTCGGTAGCACCTTCCGCAACGTGATAGACGTCATCATATCTGACAAAATAGCCCTCTAATACCGGACTATCTTCATCGGAACGCGTGACGACTTCACTCATTTTAAAAAATCTGTTTTCCATATGTGAGCCTCCGCTTTTGAATAGCGTTTATATCTAGTCACCGTCTTGAATTAGTTTCTTCTGGTCTCCGAGCTTATCGGTCGGTATGTAATTTTCCAACATAACCAAATCATCAAGCCCTTCTCTTGGACTCATGCCGACTCGGTCTCTGACCTCGTTTCCAGTAACAATGCCCTGCTTTCGAAGCTCTCCAAATACCCCGGCAATCGTCTTAATATCCCAGTTCATGAGCGACCAGATATTGAACTTCAGATACCACTTCGACGACAGGATTAGCTTCCGCGTCAGTTCCTGCTCGATACCTTTTGCAATCGGGCGAATCGTGTTGTTGACGAAGTTGTACCACTCGTCCCGGTCATAATTCCCAATGCCAAGCACGAACGCAGGAACGCCAAGCATTGCCGCAATCGTCCTTTTATCAATCTCTACCGTGTCATTGATGGCAAGGTCTGCAAGGGAAAGCGGTCTGATCTGTTCTATCTGGAACTGTTCCGCAGGTATCAGCCACGGATCTCCGACTTCCGCCGACTTGACGTAGCTATCAAGAAGTTTTTTCCTTCCTTCCGGGCTGGAGAACTCGTCAACCAGCGCATCGACTTTAACAATCACGGAAGGCTTCCACTTGCTCTCCATGAATCCCTTTTCGGTGCGTCTCGCCTGTTTGATGTTGTTCGCTACGTCTCTGATAGCACACGTAAGACCAAGACCTCGCCACGGATAAGCAGGATCCGGATTAAGAACAAAGTGGAGCAAGTCTGCATTCGGGTCGTTCGGAACTCCGTCTATCAGGATTTTGTAACCATATCCGTCCGTTTGCCATCCAATGCGGAGCGGATTAATCGGTTCCAAGTCTCCCAGCAAACCATCTTTTGTATGTACTCTGACAACGCTGTTGCCCTTGCCGTACAAAAGCAGATTCATAACGACCGCGTCCATGAAAGTCTTGCGTGTCATGTAAGTATTCGGGCTGATATCCAACTTCCGGGACAGCTCATTAATAATCCGCACATCGCCGGCTTCCGTGTTGCTTATCAGGTGGATTGTCATGGAGCTGATTAAGTCCGCGATCTTCCGGCACGCCGTCAGAATTTCCGGGTTCTGGTCAAGCGTCGTATAGCCTGCGCAACACATCGCGCTATATTCGTCACTGGTCAGCACCCGAACAATATCTTGAATAGACGCGTCTCCACTTGACCGCTTCTGCGGCGGTTCTTTTATTTTTCTGATTTCGTAACCAAATAATTTCATCTTGTGTCCTCACTCCGCAAAAGCATCATCCATCACCCCACCATCTTGCGGCGTTTCTGCTCCGTTCTTCCGCATTCATCATTGCTACGCATGCAAAAACCGAAGCATCGAATAAATCTATTCTTAGCTTCGGCTGTATTTTTTCGTATTGTACGGCATCGTCTGTTTTCTCTACTGCTCGAACATTGGCGACGCAATATTCATAAGCCTCAGAATGCAAATAATACACATTCCCATCTTTTACCGCTTTCTCGATGTGGCGGAATCCCTGCGATTTTATGTAAAAATACTGCGGAATATCTCGAATATTGAACCCGGCTCGCTTCATTGCCGGAAAGTATTCCTCTCCAGCAAACTTTCTGTCGTGTCCGACCATCTTAATCCTGAATCCTTTGCGACGCATCTCGATAAACCAGTTGACAACATCGGAAGCATTGACTGTTGGGGAATTACACATCGTGAGCCACCCATTATCTGCCCATCCGAACAATGGAATATTGTCCTCGTCGGCTTTCCTTGCCGCCATCGTAATCGGGAAAAAACCATGTGTGATTATGATGTCGACTCCGTTGTACTGGCCGTAGAGTGCTGCCGCTGTCAGGTCGTACATTCTGGAGAGGTCAGCCCCTCCGTACCAATCAATTTTCAGCTTTGACAGCTGGTCAATCGTCCAATCGTAAGAAGCGTCCGACTTTTTGAACTCTTCAATATCGAACCACGCCCGCATCGCCGACGTGTAGATATTTAACTGTCGGCTGAGAAAGTCTTTTCTTTGCTGTGGGTCGTTTTGTGCCTGCAAAGCATCGTTAATCATATCCTGCGGTCTAATTGTTACTCCGTAAGAAAGGTTTGCTTTTTGATGCTGCACAGGATTTGTGTAATCAACGTCTCCGTTTTCATCCTGATCTGCTCTAGCAACAAACGAAAACAGCGCATCATCGTCCACTATTCCGGTGGCAACCTTTACAGCATACTCCATGCGGTTGTATCCGAATGAATTTATATCGTCTCCGGCCGTTGTGATTCCTATCATCATCTTATTGGTGTAGGCTCTCTGAGCTTCCTTAAACCGGTTGTATTGAGCAGGCTTTCTATAAGCCGCCACCTCATCGGCAATAGCAAAATTGCAGTTAAACGAGTCTTGGCTATCAGGATTTGAAGGCATCGCAATAATCTCGATTGAACCATCCGGCACTCCGTCTTTTTTGAATGTGTACTTGATGGAATGGTCAAAAGAGTTATCTTTGATTTCAAACTGCTTTTCCAGCTTCTTGTACTGAATGGAGAACGTCAGAAAATGGAAAGCTTCAAGCGTCTGTTTCAATGCCGCCGCTACGATATAACATTTGCTTCCTGACCGTCTTT